ATGGAGGACATGGTCGCCCGCGTGCTCGGCCTCAAGAAGGTGATCGTCGGAGGCGCCACGAACAACACCGCGGTGGAGGGCGCTACCGCCTCGTATTCGCGGATCATGGGCAAGCATGCGTTGCTTGCCTACGTCGCGCCGGCACCCGGGAAGTTCACCCCGAGCGCTGCCTACCAGTTCGCATGGCGCGGCCTGGTGGGCTCGGCGGACGGTCAGCGCGTGCTGACCTACCGCGAAGAGCCGCACATCGACTGGGTGGAGATGGAAGCCTCCTATGACTTCAAGCTGATCTCCGCTCCGCTCGGCGCTTTCTTCGCCAGCGTCGTCGCGTAGTACTTGCGCACGCCAACCCTCCCGGTGCATCCTGCCGGGAGGAGGCATCACATGCTCATTGCTGCTCGGGCTCTCGATCTCGGCAACGGCGTCCGCCGCGAGATCGGCGACCCTGTTCCGGAGGCCCGAAGCTGGCGCAACCTGCGCAACTACATCGCCCAGCATTGGGTGCTGAGTGTCGAGGAGGGCTTGACGCTCGAAGAGCTCGACACCGACACCCAGGTACGCGTGCGACGTCTCGGCATCGCGCCGAAGCTGATCGGCCTCGGCATCCTGCGCGGCAGCGGTGACGCCCCGGTCAAGACGGTGGCCGAGGTTGGGCAGGAGATCGCCAACGGGGCGCGCATCACCACCGGCGAGATCGCGACATCGCTCGGCGAGGTGGCCGCGCCAGAGCCAGCCGTGCTGCCCGATGAGCCGACGCCTCCAGACCATGAGACGAAACGCCTCTTCGGCGGCAAGAAGAAGAAGGCGAAGCGTTGACCTGGACGTACAACATCGACCTGTCGACCGACAAGGACAAGGTCCGCGTTCGCATCGGCGACACCAACACCAACGCGCAGCTCCTGTCCGACGAGGAGATCAACGCTCTCTTCTCGGCGTTCAGCAGTGACCTCACGTTGACGGTGGTCGGCTCGATCCGCGCCATCATCGGCAAGCTCGCGCGCGACTACGATCGCAGCAACCTCGGGATGTCGGCGCAGCGGTCACAGCAGATCCAGCACTACAAAGACCTACTCGCCGAGTACATGGGGTCAGGGGTCGAAGGCATGGGCGCGCGCGCCGAGATGTTCGTCGGCGGCCTGTCGCGCGCCACCGAGGAATCGTTCGACACCGACACCGACTACAAGGGGCCGGACATGCGCCGAGGGTTGGACGACAACCCGGGCGGTACCGGCACGGGGTCCGGGGTAGCCAGTGGCTGACACGACCGGCATTACGGTACGCGGGGCAAAGGAAGTCGCGGCCAAGCTACAGAAGGCCAGCGGCACGATTCAGCACGACATGATCAAGTGGCTGCTACAGGCGGCGCTGCACGTCGAGGGCACGATCCGCGAAGTGATCTTCCGCACGCTCACCAAGAGCCCGACCGGCAACCTGGCGCGCAGCTTCAAGGCCCGCGTCCTGCGAGGCAGCGGGAGCGATGTCTCGGCCGGCGTGTTCTCGAACCTCATCTACGCGAAGATCCACGACGAGGGCGGCACGATCACGCCGCGCACCGGAAAGAACCTGGCGATCCCATTGAATCAGGCCGCCAAGCGCCGGTGGCCGCGCGAGTGGAGCAAGGGCACGCTGCGCTTCGCCAAGATGCGCGGGAAGAAGTTCCTCGTCGACCAGAACGGCAAGCCGCAGTACCTGCTCAAGCAGTCGGTGTCGATCCGTGGCCGGCACTACCTGAAAATCTCCATGCGGGAGGCGATGCCGGGCGTGCGCAAATTCCTCGGCGAGAAGGTTCGCCTCGCGATCAAGTGACCCATGGCCACCCCGGCGCGCAAGCTCATCCTCGACAACATCAAGACCACGCTGGCCGCGATCCTGGTGTCTGGTGGCTATAAGACCACGGTCGTGACGGTCGAGCGCGTGATCCGGGACTGGGGCGACGTGGCGGCTGCGCTGCGCCCATGGATCGGGTTCATGCCGCGCGTGGAGCAGTTCCAGTTTCTACCAGGCGGTCAGATCCGCGTCGTGATGCCGGTGATCATCGTCGGCCAGGTGTCGGGGACCACCGTCGACAACAAGCACTCGTTGCTTTCCAACCTGCACGATGACATCGTGGCTGCACTTGGTGTAGATCCAACGAGGGGCGGCAACGCGGTGAACACACTCATCACGCAGATCGAGGACGACACCGGCGACCCGGACACCGTCGACTCGCAGGGACGATCCGGGCTGCTCGAGGTTACCGCCGAGGTGCACTACATGCGGACCTACGCAAGCACATGACCAAAGTCATCTACGACGGCGAGGCCACGATCCGCATCAACGATGCACCGGTGCAACGCGGCGTGCCGGTCGAGGTCGAGGACGCCGACGTGCTGCCACTCGTCGAGCGCTACGGCTTCCGGCTTGCCGACGAGCCCGACAGACCATGGCCACAGGAACCCGAGGAGAAATGACCCATGGGCGTCAACCAGATCCACGCACTCGGCAGGACGCAGCGCTTCTACTCGGCGCTCGAAGCCACCTTCGGCACCTTCGTCAAACCTGTCACCGGCGATGCGCTCAAGGTGCTTTCGAGCTCGTTCGAGTTCGGCCAGGAGCGCCGCAATCGCATGGATGCGCGCCAGACCCGCTCGCTGCTCGAACGCATCACCGCCCGCAAGACCTGCTCCTGGTCCATGGAATGCTACTGCCTGCCCAGCGGCACCGGTTCGACCCGCCCCGACACTGACCAGCTCCTGGCGGCAGCCATCGGCAAGAGCACTGTTTCTGGCCCCACCGTCGTCTACTCGCTGACCAACAATCAGGCCGGGTTCGACATCGCCGGCACCGTCTATCCGTCGCTCACGCTGGTGCGCGAGTCGAACAAAACGGTGATGGAGGCGCTGGTAGGCGCCATGCCAGAGTCGCTCTCGATCAAGTTCGCTGGTGCCGACGAGCCGCGATTCTCGTTCTCCGGCTTCGCGAAGGACCACGTGCACACCGGCAGCACCGGCGTAGTGAGCTCGTCGTCCACCGTCACCGCAACGCTCGGCAGTGGCCAAGGCAAGGACTACCAGGCCGGCTCGGTCGTGTTCTTCGAAGTGGCGGCGACCGGGGCCGTGCGCGCGAACAACAGCGGCGCCGGGTTCAAAGTGTTGTCGGTGGCCGGCGACGTGCTCACGTTCTCCGAGGACGTGCAGGCGGCCGGCGCGGTGGCTACTGACCTGTGTCTGCCGTTCGTGCCGACCGAGACCACCCTCGGCAGCCCGATCAACGGGATCTCCGGCAGTATCTCGATCACTGCCCCGGCAACGTCACTCATCATCACGGGCGGTGAGATCAACGTGAAGAACAGCTTCAAGCCATTCGGCGATGAGGCGTTCCAGGCGGCGATCACCGACTACATCCCTGGTTACCGCGAGGTGTCTGGATCGCTCACGGTGCGCGGTCGGCGTGACCAGATGATTGAGCTTGGCGTGCGAAAGAACTTCACCGCCCGCGATATTCAGATCATCCTTGGGACCGGCAGCGGCACCCGCTTCCAGATCGACATGGACGCAGTGGAGATGGGATTCTCGCCTCTCGAGATACCCGAGGCCGAGGAGGCCACCTTCACGCTGCCATTTGTCGCGATGGGCACGAGCAGTGGCGAGAACGAATTTACCCTCACCCACGAGTAGGAGGCACCTTGGCGCGCAACCTGGAAACGCTTGACGAGGACTGGGCAGAGTACATCCCGGATTTCGACGACAACCGGGAGGATGAGAACCCGGTATCAGTCGAGCTGCGGTGGCTCAAGCCGCCAGACTTCAAGGCGATCCAGCGGCTGGCGATGGCGCCGCTGATGCGCGGGAAGAAAGACGCTATCGTACGCGCCACCCAGGCCCTGCAGGATCGGGTACTGTCCGAATGCGTGCGCTCGGTGCGCAACTATTCCCTCCCTGGCGTCGGTCGGATCGTCACCGGCGAACAGCTCGCCAAGCACGGGGAGTCGTTCATTGTTGATGACGTCTACAATGCCTGTATCAATCTATCGAAGCTGTCCGAGGGGCTGAAAAAAAAATCGCACTTGCAATCCGCTTCATCGCTTCCGGTGATGAGTCAACCTGGCAATGGGGCTGCTCGCGATGCAAAGGCGACCCCCGTGGAGACGCCAAGCGTACAGTTCGCAACTGCGACGAGGACACCAACCCAGGCATAGCCTGGCCATGGGCGCCCGGGCTGAGGCGGTGTCCATGGTCGCAGCTCGATCGATCGGTTTGGCACCGGGTCCGCTGGTGGATCGACTGGAAAACCATTGGCTCTCTCCCGTGGCCAGGGCCGATCGATGAGCAGCCTTATTTCGTCCACGAAACCCTGCTACTCTGCGAGCAGGTTAGCCACGAGTCTGCGGAATCCGCCGAGCGCATGAGGCGGAATGAGCGCGCCACCGTGGAGGAGTTCGAGAAAACATGGCAACCGAAGAAGTAGGCGTAAGGATCTCCCTCAAGGATGAGGCGTCCAAAGGATTCAGCAAGGCGCAGGCATCCGTGATCAGCTTCAACCAGGCACTTGGCTTGGCGCGCAAGGCACTGCACGCACTAGAGCAGGGATTCAATGCCACCATAGGAAAAGCGATTGAAATGCGCGGCGCGAGTGACGCCATGGTCAAGGCAATGTCGACCGCTGGGAAGAATATCCAAATGGTCGGTGCGCGTATCGGTGACGTCTTTCTTCCGATGCTGGCTGCGATGGCGAAGGCGTTTGGCCCGATCATCTCAGGGATCGACAGGTGGCTGCGCGCAAACCGGGCCCTCATTTCGACCAAGATCCTGGAGTGGACAGGGCAACTCGCGATCCTCCTGGTGAAGGGGGTTGCGTTTGCGGTTGTCCAGGTCTCGCGAGCGTTCGGTGGGTTGCGGCTCATCATTGAGGCGGTGCGGTTCGGGTTCAACGGTTTCGTCGAGTTGATGCTGAGTGGCCTATCGACGCTCCTGGATGGGATGGCCAAGGTTCTAGAGCTCACGGGCCAGACCGGTCTCGCCGGGAAGGTGCGCGAGGCTGCCGAGGCGGCTGGGGCGCTCGGTGCCGCGTTTCAGGCCGCACGCGTTGAGTCAGGTGACGCGATCGCGAAGATCGTCGATGACCAGTTGAAGCTCGAGCTGAGCGTCGCGAAAACAGCAGAGGAGATCGAGAAGGCGATCCGTGAGGCCATGGCGAGGGGCGCCGCATTCGCCAATGGCGGCGGTAGGCTCCTCACCGAGACGGAGAAGCAAAACCTAGCCACCGGCGCGGCCATGATCGATCGCAACGTCCAGGCCAGGGCCAAGATGTGGGACAAATACTATGAGCACCTCAACACCGAGGCCGCGGAGTCCGCCGACCGGCAACAGCAGCTCCTTTCAGTTGGCGCGGAGGCGGTTGGCGCCATGGTCACGCAGGCGGTGGAGTCCGAAAAGCTGACTGGCGATATGGTCCTGAGTGTCGCCGAGAAGGTGATCACGGCCTATGCGGCGGAAGCCGCGGCCGGGGCCGCGAAGTCACAGGCCGGGATCCCGGTGATTGGGCCAATCCTGGCAACGACGGCCGCGGCG